CTGCAACCCGTGCTGTTAAACCTGAACCGCTTCCCGCTGTACCAATGACGCGACCTAGTTGACGTGGTAAAGTTAGTGTTTTTCCAGCAGTAAAATCAGCAACAGCATCACTTGTTCGTCCACCTGATACGGGTGCCCATGTATCAATGACGTTGTTATAAATTAAATTATATAAAGGAAATGTATCTACATTCGCACGATTAGATGCACCTGACGATGCATTACCAATCGTTCCATCATCCATTAAGATCCATCCACCGATAAAGGGTGATTGATAACCTTGTACAATAAATCCTGTATGTGGTGTGTTAATCAATGCATCAATTTGATCATAAGTATGATAATCAGCAGCAGGTGATATGTTGCCTTCATATAAGGATAATTTTGTAAAATCGATTGTAGTGGTAGCATCAAGTGGATATTGAACTTGCAGAAAAAGACCATCATTACCACATCCACCTAGCACTTTTCCTGAAACACTGGGTATTGTGAATTGGGCAGAAAATTTTTGCCATGAAGAAGTTAGTGTAAATGTTTGAATAGGCGTTGAAACATCAGGGCTTGCGCCTGCACCATCACCAAAGAATTGGCGACAAGAAAGTGTCAACGTTGTATTTCCTGCGGTAGCTCTTGCCCAAATTGTTACAGTCATATTCTGATTAGAAAGATTCTGAACAGCCTGTGTTATTGGGAATTGAACAAGCTTTGAAGTCTCTGCCGATCCTGCAACAGAACAAACATAATGACAATAATCAACAGGTGTGACATCCCCCGTGAAGGGAGTATCACCTAGTATAAATTTAGGAAATGAAATCGTATCTGTAGCACTGGCATTATTTTTTAGAAAATAAATATCGGGACCTGCATTAGAAACGGTATCAGCAAGTGCCGCATTAGCTCCGGGCGCTAATTTCATTTTCACAGATGCAGAGACAGGCGCAATCCCTATCATATTTCGCCACATCACATTATTAGCAACAAGATTCTCAAGGTCTATCGCAGTCGTTATAGTTCCACCGCCGCCAGTTCCAGGCGTGAAATCATCAATTGTCCATTGAAGAACACCGTCAGAATCATACACTTCAAGATAGTAAAGCTGATCAGGCACAGCCGAATCGAATTTAAAGTAAAATGGTCCTTGAGATCCATTTTCATCAAATAAGATTCCTAAACTTCCTACATTGGGGATTGTGACATATGGCCATGGGAACAGACCCCCAGCGTCCTGAAATACGGGATTTAATAAGGTATGATCTAAGCTGCTAAAAGTTGCAAGATAGCCGCCGCCCAATGGTCTGCCAACTAAATCGGCAATATACCATTTAGGATTTGGTGCTAATGAATAAGTTATCGCCATCTCATCACTTCCTTGTGATAAACTAAAGCTAGTTTACTATTTTAGGTCTATAAATACTATTTGTTCTGGGCTAATTCCAGACCAATTGCCCCTATTCCTCTTGCAAATAAATCTGACATAGCCTGCCTGCGTTTTACAGAATCTTTGTATTTAGATACTTCATCAAATTTATCCCACCATTTTGGATCATGAATAAATTTAGCACGTTCAATATCTCTTGGTGCGCCAACCGTATCTTTAAATAAATTCCAGAATTTATTAGCATCATTTCGAGCCGCACTTGTATTTTTTGAAGCCATACCAGCAGCCGTTCGAACTGTATCTTTACCTATTAAATTTTCCCAGGCTAGTTTCATATCTTTAACTTGATCTAGTGCTTCAGGAGAAGATTGTAAATCAGAAACTAGTTTCTGATATTTATTATCATTTCTTAATACAGCATCAAAAAATGTCCTTCCATTTATTTCTTTATTTCCTAACGTCTTTTCTAATTGTTTACGTATAATTTTAGATTGAGCAGCAGACCTTGCTTTTGCATAATCAGGAAATTGCTTATCCATTTGATCAACTAATGTTTTTTCAGAGTTTTTGTATTCACGCGCTGCGACATCATCACCAATACGTGCAGCTTTTTTACTTTGCGCCCCTAAATTTCTTTTCATTTGATCTAAATAAGCAAAATTGTTTTCTGGAATATCTTTCAATTTTTTCATATAAACAGGATCAGTTTTAACATTATCATAAGCTTGCTTAATGAGAGGGTCTTCTAACAATGAATTCACTTGCTCTTGTGGCAAATCATTTTTAAATGCATCAGCATACAAGTCTCTAATAGCATTTCCTGCTTTTTTAGTTTTAGGATAGATAGTATTTAACAATTTATTAATAGCATTTTTTTGCTGCTCAACACGAGTCTTTGCAAAATCAGCCATTGCATTGCTGCCTATATCTGTTGTGGATACTCTGCCTTCATTTGCTGCCATATTCGGATTGTCAAATGCTTCAGAAGGTCTAACAGGTGCCCCTATTCTATTTCCTGCCTCATATCTTGATTGAGCTAATGCATTAGGATTTTCTGTTAAATACTCTGAAGAAACAGGTTGATTAAATCCTAGTCCCATTTCTTTTAAAATCTTTGGTGCAGCAACAAACGATGCAGCACCTTCAGCCGCACCAGGCCATGTCCCTGAGTAGTTATACCCAAGTGTTCCACCTATGCCCATTTTAGCTATTAATGATAATAATGGATTGGTAGTCCCTAACATAGATACCATGGCAGGAATTGTCCCACTAAATGCGCCAGCTTTAGCAATATCCGATGATGTAGCTTTAGGATTTTTTTCTTTTTCAAATAAAGCACCTTGTCCGGCATTTTTAGAAAAATTTAATAAAGTATTTATATAGGGAGAAGCTTTTAACCAATCTTTAGCTGATGCTATTGCTGCACCTGCTTTTGGAGCTAATGAGGCAGCTTTTAGTATAGAATTTGCTGCAAACTCAGGTTGGAAGAAAGATGCAATATCACCTATTACGCCACCTGTTTTTGCGGCTTTAGTGGGAGGGGCAAAATTAAATTTATTATACATATGCTTTCCAAAGACATTCGCTGCTTCCTCTGGCGTATTTAAGAAGTTTTGAGCGGCACCCTTAGCGCCTTGTGATAATAAATTTTCAGCTTGGCGCTGTTGAGCTGTATTAATAGTACCACCCGTAAAAGGAACATAAGGCACATTCGCATAAGGAATAGAGCGTGATTCTTTATTCAAAGAATCCATATCTTCTGGCGACACTTTATTTGATTTAGTAGAAACTGGCTGTGCTGATTTTTCCAATTTAGCTATTAAATCAGGATCGGTAATGGCAGAGGAATATTTTGCATTTCCTTCTAGCTGTTTCAATAAATTAGGGTCTGTGACTTCGTTCATTGTGGATACCATTTCCCATTAATTTTTGCGTAATTTTTACCACCTATGATTGATGTAGCTTGTACAACAGCCTCACCATTTTGACCTAAGTCAGCATTACCAACCGCTTTATTTTTAGAAGGGACAGACGATGGTATATTCTTTTTATTTTCGTAAGGATTATCTACACCTTTATTTACATAATCCTCCAATGCTTTTTTAGACGTAAAATCTTTATATTTTTTATCATTTTCGGGCATTGGTTTCCCATTTTCATAATCATAAGCAGGCGCATATCTATTATAATTATTCATCATAGCAACAAGTTGTTCCTGTGTTGCTAAAGGATTATTTTTATAGAAATCATCAGAAAATTTTCTTGATTGAATAATTCTCTCAAGACCTGCTTTTTTAGATTCATATAATTCTTTTGCTGCGTCTTCATCTAAATTTCTACTTAATCCTTTTGCTGATGCCATTAATGCTCTTGCATCATCAGTCATAGCCCCAGGAGTCATTTCTGTCGATAGTTGTAAAACTTGATCAGCATAATTATCAGCTAATTGTTCAGCAGAGCTATTATGACCTGGCATATTAGGAAGAGACCGAGGACCTGAAGAGGGCGCTGTTCCAGCATATTGCCCTTTATAAGAACTAGCGTCATATGCGCGTTTCCATCCTTCCAATACTTTTAATGTCGCAACAGCACCATTTGATTGAGCATTTATCCGATCATTAGATGCTTTTTGTTCTGCATTTTGATTTTGCGTCTGACCTACGACCGCTTGCTGCTGAGCTTCACGCCCCGCTTCTGCACCTGAATAAGCATTGGCACCACTTAATCCACCTGTTTGACCTAGCGATGCTGCAGCATTTCCAGCAGGCGTGTTGTACCCTGCGCCCTGTGCTGAAGGTATATTATTGGCAGCATTATTAATTTCTTGAGGAGTTGCAGGTATATTGTTGCCTTTAGCATCATAAGAATAACCGCTATTAACGCCTGCACCTTGTGTTCCTTGAGGTTGTATCATCGCATTCGGTGACTGCGATTGATTCCCCATAGGCTGAGCCATAGGATTCCCCTGATTTTGAGGCTGATTTCCCCCGTTAAGTTTATTCATTAACATGCTAAATAAACTATTACTATTAGGTTGTCCTGGCTGTGGAATATTAGGCATTCCATTAGGTGATGACATATTGCTAGGCATCATATTTGACATCATTCTTTTTAGCTGATCTTGTAAAGCAGGATTATTTTGCGCAGCCATCCATAATAGTGGATTAGAAAGAGCCTGCATTTGATACTTATAGGGCGTCCATTGCGCTTCTTGATTAGTTAAAAACGCATTACCATATGCTTGATAGGGGGCATATTGAGCTGTAGCTGCATTAGCACGCGTTTGCTGCAATGCATTATTCAAGGCATTCATACCGCCAAAAGCGGTCACTGCTCCTCCTCCTGCCTGAGTATCAGGTATCACACTTGGTAATGGTAAAGCCATAATTCACCCCTTATCCTAAAAACATGGAACCTAGTTGCAACCCACCGCCAATTAAATTCCACATATCATTTTGTTTTCCCGCTTCTTGTCCATAAGCTGCTTCACCAAGGTTTTTGCCCATATCGCTATATAGACTTGTCAGAGCGTTAGCAGCGCCTTGGCCTCCCCCAATCAAATTCTGCTGGCCTTGGCCATATTGGGTATTAATCCCTAGTACATTTTGAAGCCAATTATTCATGTCTTGGCTTGAGATATTAGATGCATTCTGCTGTGCTTGTAATTGCAAAGGTGTAGAACCTGTCAAGCCAGTTGCAGAACCCATATTATTTGCTGTCCGCAATGCTTGCTGTTGCTGATATTTAGCCCATGGGGATTCTTGATATTGTCCCATAAGATTATTTAGAAATTGGCTAGGATTTTGTTGATTTTGCAACCAATTTTGATAATTTCCAATAGCGCCTGTCCCAGCTTGTAGAAAAGGATTTTGAGCGCCCTGCGCTCTATTACCATATTGCTGGTATTGATCCATCGCTGCCTGATAAGGTGCGCCAGAATCACCAAATAAACCGCCTAGTATTCCTGCTAGGCCGCTCATGCCCTGTCCCATTTGCATTGAATCCATAGCTACATATCCTTATGTAGTGTTAAAACGATGTCCAGACTCCTGCTTTAAAATATTGCGCTGAGTCCAGTGTAGTATTATATATCATTTGTCCATTTTGTACGTTCTGTAAAGCATCTCTTTGCACAGTTGTAACTTGCGGCATTAAAATACCGCCTTGCGTCAAATAGCCGATCAAATTCATATAAAAAGTTGAAATTGATCCTACCCATACATCCGATAGCTTATCAGTTCCTTTTTTAACTAAAGGATCATAAAGTGGAAATTGGTCAAAATCAGTAGCCATTGATTACTCCGGTAATAATTCAACAGCCCATGATGCACCTAAAATAATAAAAGGTACCGCATCATAAAATTCAAATTTTGCAACAAAAGCTTGTCCGCGCTTAGTTGTCCCTAACTTCCGCCATAGTGTTCTAAATGTTCTTTGTCCTATATTACCCATTGGCGCTTTCACTTCATAGCCATAGGTTTGCCCACCATCTTTTGATATAGATAAGAATACAAATAGCTGATCAGGATTATGTAGAACAAGACCTTGTTCTAAAATAATATCATCACCTGATTCCGTCTCTAGGGTAAATCCAGTCTCAGAGAGTAAATCCAAGTCCTCTGTGATTCCATTCAATTGTGCAATATTGCCTTGCAGCAAATCTACTTGAAGTCTATCAATTCTAATACGCTGATATCCAGGCGGCACAAATGCACGAGTAATTCTCATGCGCCTTATTACTTCACCATTATTTGTGAATATATCACTATCTACTTCATATAGAATTGGCTTTGCATAATCCCCAACATAGTTTGTCCCATTAAAATAAGCATGAGTCTGTGCAGGGTGCCTATCTCCATCTAAAACCTCTTCCTCGTGCCAATACTTAAACTCATCGCTTTCTGGATCAAAAGAAGGCTTACTCTGAGAAACATTATAAATATACGTATGATTGGCTAATGTAAAATTCATTCTATAGAAAATTAAACCATTTTCCTTCATAAGAAAGGCTCGACAATCAGCAACCTGACCAAGTGCTGCATAGCGTGCGAGAGCAAAATCTAATGCTCGTGTGCTTGCTGGAACAGACTCGGTTCCTCTAACTTCCATTACTGATCCCAATCCATCTCTATCCTGAGCCAAGAAAAACATCGTATCAAATCCAGTTGAAATGCTTCCCAGTGCTGGTGTTCCATATTCCATTAATAACGAATTATTACGACGAAAAGGTAGATTTGAACCTATTCCCTGATTCTCCCAAACCTCTGTGAAGTTTTGAGAAAATAAAAACAAGCGTCTATGGAGCGTTCGACATCCTACAATCGTTCCTGGATGTGATGTAATAGATCCTTGCTGTAATTGTCCTTCAGAAGTGATTGTATTAGTAGGTGTTCCATTACTTGTCAAGGTGATGGCCGTTCCAGCAATTGCATTTGCATAACTGGTTGCTAATCTAATATGTGTCGCATCAACACGAATTGCATAATAAGTAGTTCCAGTCACTAATGGATTAGGAAGTGATCCCGTGGTAGATACTTCAAATGGAACACCTGTCTGATAGTTAACATTAGTTGACAAAATCAACCAATTATTTCCACCGCTATCATCAGCAGTAAATGTTTGAGTATCGGGGCCCCATACTAATCCTTGGTTAAAACTGGATAGCTGAAAATTATTTGTGTTTCCATTAGCAACAATAAAAAATCCATCAAGATAGCAAACATCAATCGGTTGAGCAGGAAAAGAAGAGTCAGTAATCATAGTGAATGTATTTGCTATCGTATCCCAAATATAGCCATTAACTCCGTCTACAAAGATCACTTGAAAAGTATTGGCATCAATACCAACATAACCTGTATTGGTGTTAATTAATGTCCCTAAAAATGATACAACACCTGCTGTTGTGATCCTAAAAACTGAACTACCAATTACACAAAATTCATTATTTTTAAAAACATATTGAGCGCGAAAACCACCTGTAGCTGCTCCAAAATCACTCTGCGTATCTTCAAGTCCTGACGTATTAATAAGTGATTTTGGTTTTTTACCAAGAGGATCGATATACTCGAACACATTCACAGAGCGCTCAGCATCAATACTGCTTACTCTCTGGTTGTTGTAGCTACCTACTATTTCAAAATCAATAGTCTTAGTCACTGTTAGTAACTCAATATATTCGGCCAGTAGAAAGGCTCAGGCGCAGTCAATGTCACAGATGGCCTGATAGTTAAATCAGTCTCATTCGAATTTTTCAATGTCATGTAATAATCTTCATACTCACTTTCATTTTGTTGAGGCCAGTTACCGGATGGGTAATATGCTAGAAATTTTCGAGCAAGCGCATATTTTAAAAATCCATAATAGTTAGGCGGAAGCTCACCTAAAGTGTCCTGCGGACCCAATGAATTAATCATGCTTTTTACTTGTATTTTAAATGGATAAGGCTGATCAGGTACGGGGTAAACTGTTATAAAACTTTCCTGAGCTTGTTTATTTAGGAATATAAAACCAGGACGTGCGAGTAAATTAGTTTGTCTTACAACACCCCAATAAGTTGCCTTATTAATAATTCTTAAAGGATAAACAAGAGCTGTTGCCGTTGTATTTAGATTCCCTTGATAGGTAGTAATAGTATTGACTGGCACACCATCCGTTAATATTTTAATAGGAATACCAATCAATGCATTTTGTTCCGTTGCAGCAAGCATCAAACGAGTAGCATCAACAAAAATGGTGTAATACGTAACACCTGCAACAAGTGGTGAGGGCACAGTTCCGAATGTTTGAAGTGTGACAGGTGTTCCAGTTGGAAAGGCAACAGTTGATCCTAACGTCAAATAATTAGTAGTATTGTCAGCCGTGTAATTCTGAGTGATAGGATTAGAATTTTGATTAATCCCTGTCCCTGGAACCGTATAATTTGCAAATGTTAAGTCAACAATGCGATCAGCAGTTATATCAGTTCCTATAATCATATCAGAGATTGAATAGGTATCTTTGCCAACAATGAAGGTATGGTCTAATGTGGTTAAAAAAGGAATATAAATGCTGTCAGACGAAAATTTGTCTAATAGCTCATTGATTAATTCTAATCCCGTTTTAAGCATGAAAGCGTCAGGTGTTTCACCCACGCCAAGCTCACCTAAGAGATAAAGTGAATTAACAATAACATCGTTTGTCGTCCTGACATTTTGTGCCATAGCATACGCGTCCTTAATGTCTAATAATTTAGTAAATGGCTACGCTTTTATACGTAGCCATTCAATTGACATTAGGAGTCATCGCCTTCGCCATCGACAGGGAATGCTACCGTATCAAGTCCTTTGGTAAGGTCTTTAGCTAGCATTTGTGCATGGGCTCCGTTGTTACACATATAAGCATTAAACTCCATTGCTTCACCTTTAAGATTAGGTGAACGTCCGGCGTGTCTTGCTTGTTCGCTTTGAACCTTTTTAACAAATTGGTTTTTAGCGCTGTGCTCAGCTTCCAATCGATTGTGACGAGTCTTTGCGATTGACGCTTCTTTTCCTGGGTTGCTGTCGTATCTGCTTTTCATGATTAGTTTCCTCTTGTTTAATAGCATGTACATCGTTAGGGTGATAAAACCACTCACCCGATGTCACCATCTCTTGTGCAATATCATCCTCAACAACTCGAAAGGGTTGAGATTTATGGTAAACACAACACAGTGACATCAGGTGTTCTCCTCTATGACAATAATTTAACTGCGTACTGTGGATGCCATTTAAAGCCACACAAAATGTCGATACGCATTAAGTTTTGATAGCCTAAGATATCGCCGGTCTGAGTAACTGCGAGTGACAAGCCAGTTTCAGGGTCGATTGCGACAGAGCTATATGGCACCTGTAATTTGTATAAAGGAGGGCAAACGATGTCTAACCCGCGTGATGGGTAAGCTACGTTTACATGATAGGTAGGAACCATTGTCACAACAGCACCACTTGGAACAGCATTGCTGACGTTCTGTAATGGGCTTGAGGTATCACTGATAATGGTAGGATTTACTTGAACAGTGATCGCACCACCTATTGCAGAACTTGCAGGAGCTGTCACTACAAACTGCATATTTTGACCGGTTGATTGACGTGAAAGTGGGTTAACACTTGAAACGCCAGCAATCGATATCAAATCACCAGGTAAGAAATAATTTGTAACAGCAGCACCACCACCGTTTGCACCTGCCAATACGAGAGTATTACCCGATGCTACCGCACCGTTAACTGTCAATGAATCGCCAGAGTGAAGAAGAGGACCTGCACCGGCAATATGGGTCACGATATTTTGAGATTGGAAAATATCAAAATAAGATAAGTGTCCAATTGCTGATTGACGCACGATATCTTCATTAAATACAGGTGTGAAGTTATTTAATAATGCTGATTTTAAAGATGATCCATCACGTACTGTCATTGCAAGATATGCATCAGATGCAATATTAACGCCTTGCTCCAACAATTTAGCGCCAGCTAAATCGACAGTCTGGAAAGAGTTAATGGGAGTTCCTGCGGTTCCTGTGAAGAAATAGAGGTCTAATTCAGCAGCAGCGCAAATATCTCGTTCCATTTGTGTAATGATGTTTTGAATAGCAGGTTGAATAAACATTCTTGAGAAATCTTCAATACGTAAAGATAAATCTTGAATGGTGTAGGCAATCAATGCGTGGTATTGATGCGCCACAGTAATTGTTTCAACCGTTTCAATGATGTCTTGAGGCACAGCAGTTGAGCCGTCACCTACGATAAAGTTATTTTGTCTACGAACTTGTAATGTGTCGCCGATCTTATATCCAGAATTTTGGAAATCATCTTGATAAATTCGGGAACCTGTCATTACAAAAGGCGCGTTATTTGCAAACATTGCAAGCGCGGTATTACTCACAAGCTGTGTATTAATAAATTGATTGGACATTGCCAGTTCTCCATTCCATTGGGTTAAAGGCAGTTGAATGCAACAAAATTGCTAATTCCGTTTACGTCTTTCCTAAGATGTAAACGAGACTACTTCCAACTACCAGCCTTCATACGCTGCCGAATTGATCCGACAGGAGTTTTATCTGTGACCGTATGTGAATTGGTGACTGGATTACTTTTGATCTGTCCTAGAGGACGAGTTGATGATGCAGCTTTTTGCTCACCACCACTGATCAAAGCATGTGACAGTCTTGCCATTTCACTTGCTTGGTCTAGCGGATGGAGTTTTGCAATACGTTGGAGTTCTTCTGGATTCTTGCCGAGTTTATAAAGCACTTCTGCTGCGGAACCTGACCCGCTGCGGGGCAAAGTGACTGCATA